TGGTAGAATATGTTTACAACTTCACTCAGGTGGATCTGACGTAGATACATTCAAACCAATGGTTGAGGAAGCTGGACTAAGAATCACTGCCAGAATGGAAAGTGCTCAATACCAAGACATTTATTATATGGAAGTTCAAAAATGAGATACTGTGTAGATATTGACGGAACTATTTGTAGTCCAACTGTAGGAAGGGATTACCACACCGCAGAACCGTGGAAGGATCGGATTGCTATCATAAATAAGTTATATGATGAAGGTCACAACATCACCTACTTTACCGCTAGAGGTATGGGTAGATTCGGTGATGATCCAGATGCAAGTACAAAGGCATCTGTTCTGTTATTTGATCTTACGGAAAAACAACTTAGTGATTGGGGATGTAAATATCATTCACTAATCTTAGGTAAACCACATGCTGATTTCTTTATTGACGACAAAGGTGTAAACTCTGATGACTTCTTTTGGACCAAGTAGAAGACCTCGTAATGCTCGTGCGGCAGAACCTGTTAAATATGTGCCGAAGGGATGGGGATATGAAAAATGGATTGCAAACTGTGAAAAGTATTGTGGTAAACTATTGTTTATTGCAAAGGATAAACAGTGTTCATGGCACTACCACAAGTTAAAAGACGAAGTATTTTTTGTTCAGAGTGGAAAGATCAAACTCTTTCATGGATGGGATGATGATATAGAAAAAGCAGAGATAACAATACTTAGAAGAGGAGATAAGTTTCATGTCCCTATTGGTTTGAAGCATCGTATGTTCGCATTGGAAGATACTGAACTGTTTGAGTTTAGTACAGAACATATGGACTCAGACTCACATAGAATTATGCCTGGCGATCTAATATGATCGAAAGCATTACTGACATGATATATGTCGAAAGAGATGTTCTATCACAAGAACAATGTGACGAGATGATAAAATATTTTTGGGATAATCCTCAGTTACATGATGATGGTAAGGTAGAACACTTTATTGGTGACGAATATAAAGGTAAGTTAGTAAACAAAGAACATAAGAACTGCACTCAGTTTATGTTTGAGGCTGGACATAAGTATGCAGACTTAATGACTGATATAATTCAGAAAGCATATTTGAATTATAGATTACAACTACCAGTATTACCAGCAGCAGATCTTGCAATATTAGATTATACAATCAGAGTATATCCAAAAGGGGAAGGTATATTTAAAACACATATAGATCAAGCACAGGGTGGAACTATATCCAGATTATTTGCTTGTATCATCTATTTGAATGATGTAGATGAGGGAGGTGAAACATTCTTTCCTGATTGGAATATTGGATGTAGATGTGAGATGGGTAAGATATTATTATTCCCATGCAACTGGATATTTCCACATGGATCTAACGTAAATATATCACATGACAAGTATATACTAACTGCCTTTATAAATTACAACTACGATATACCCATGTATAATGATTGACATTGTAGATTATCCTGATTTATCTCTGAACAAAGAACTGAGATCATGGATAGACTTTTTGCCTCATGACACATACGAGTTTACTAATCTTGCAGTAGAGAAACATACAGGATACAATACATATCCTAAATCCTTTATCAAGTTAAAAGATTGGGTTGTAGAAAAATTAGAATTAGATTCAGATAAAATAGAATATCAATTATGGGGTGCTGTATATAATTACGGTGATTTTGCTTATGAACATAGACATGGTAAAAATGATTACTCATTTGTTTACTATGTTTCTACTCCTCCAGGCAGTTCTCCTTTAAACTTTGACGGATATATTGTTCAACCACATGAAGGAATGTGTGTCATTTTCCAAGATGAGTTACATTCTGTACCAGAAAATCAATGTGATGGTAGAGTGGTTGTTGCTGGTAATTTAAGATATTCGGATACTGATTTATAATTGTGATGATACCAAGAGTTATCTGCACATGTGTATTCTTGATACTTACCTTCTAGATGTTTGGGGAAAGGGATTACTTCAATATCCGCCCCTTCTTTTTTAGCAACTAATTCCGCAACCTCTTGGAAAGAGACTGGATTGCCAGTTCCAACATCATAGATACCGCTCCCTGCCGTATTGTCTAGAACAACATCTACTATATCATCTACACATACAAAATCTCTAAAGGCATATTCTGAGTCTTCAAAGATTTTGATGACATCATTCTCTTTTGCTTGTTTGGTAAACTTACTGATAGGACTTGCTTGAGATCCTTTATGATCTTCACCTTCTCCATATACGTTGAAGTATCTAAATCCTTGTACCAATTCAAACTCATCCATATGATCCGTAACCCAATAATCTACAGTCGCTTTGCTCAGTGCGTAGAAATTTAATGGATTGATTGTTCCTTTTAGGTATCCAAAGTCAGCATGTATCTTACCGTAGACAGATGCACTTGAGGCATATTTGACTGGGATAGAGTGTTCTATTGCTTTCTCAAATAGTTTGATTGAAAACTCTACATTGTATTTGTGAATCTTATTTACATCTGTCTCAGTAGTACTTGAGAGAGCTCCCTGATGTATAATCAACTCTACTTCATCCCACTTATCATATTGATCTATGAAATCAAATGCACCATCTTTTTCAACTCTATAGAGATTTTCTGGATCGATTCTCTTTTGAAATGCTTGACCGATGAAACCTTTATATCCTGTGAGAATAATCATGTTAGATAAAATACCTGTATTAATCTGTGTAAGTCTTCTTCAAACCAACTCTCTTCATCAACTGCCATGTGGAGAATATTTGAAGGGTACATAATGAACCTATTATACTTCATTTCTGCAAGATGCACAAGTTCAAACCCATCTTTATCTATACCTGATTGATCTGGTTCAACTTGAAGTCCTTTATATGTATAGAACCCAGTGCCACCCTTACATTCTTTACCTTTGTTTAGATAAATTACTCCAGACCACCCTCTATCATGTATTCCTCCATCCATATGAGGTATGTCAGATCTGTCTTTAGATTGAGAAGTTCTTACAGAAAATGTTGAATCTGCTTTGAGAGACTCGATATCTTGTACACCAAAAACTTGTTCACATATTGGTGTCCAAACATCAACAAATTCCTCCATATCTATTGTCATATCTGTCTCGTCGGAGGGAAATCTAAGAGCAAGATTCCTTACCTTGTCTGGATTTTGATAGAAATTATCTATATAAACGATAGGAAACTCTTCCCAACCCATCAACTCTACCCTAACATCCACTGGTTCAGTGATAGCAAAGGTTTCTGCTTCATCAATAAAATACTTTTTCATATAACTAAATACTTCGGAGAACTTATGAATAGAGGGAATGGCAAAACCCACCAGTAAAGATGGATTGAAAGAATATGCTCTTAGGAAACTAGGAAAACCTGTTCTTGAGATCAATGTTGACGATGATCAGATAGATGATCTAATCGATGATGCCATCCAGTTGTTTCATGAAAGACATGGAGAAGGTATTGATAGAGTATTCTTAAAGCATAAGATTACTAAAGAAGAGAAACAAACCATGCTGGGTATTTCTTCTACTACAACTGCATCTAGCACAGCTGGTGGTATTTCTTCTATCGACTATACTGAGTCTGCAAACTACCTTCCACTGCCAGACACTGTTATTGCAGTCAATAAGGTATTTAAAATGGACTCATCCACCATTTCGGCAGGTATGTTCAATATTAAATATCAAATCTTCCTTAATGATTTATACTACTACGGAGCGGTTGATTTATTAAATTATTCCATGACAAAATCATACTTGGAAACTCTTGATTATATGCTTAACCCTGATGTTCAAGTAAGATTTAACAAGAAGAATAGTAGATTATATATGGATATCAATGTAAATGAACTAACTGAGAATCATTTTATGATTATAGATTGTTTTCGAGTTGTTGATCCCGAAAGCGAATCGAATGTATATAATGATCACTGGTTAAAGATGTATGTAACATCTCTTATCAAACGTCAATGGGGTCAGAATCTCATTAAGTTTACTGGTGTTAAACTGCCTGGCGGATTAGAACTCAATGGTAGACAGTTATATGACGATGCGGTCATGGAGTTAGAGAAACTCGATGAGAAGTTAATGCAAGAGTATGCAATGCCACCCCTAGACTTTGTTGGATAAATGCCTTTATCACCTTTCTTTTTACATGGATCTCCAAGTGAACAAAGACTAGTTCAAGACTTGGTGAACGAACACTTACAGTTGTTCGGACAGGATGTATTGTATCTTCCTAGAAAAATCATTAACCAGAACACAGTGATCAGAGAGATTACTGCGTCTAAGTTTGATGATAGTTTTAGATTGGAAGCATACCTTACTAACGTAGACGGATTCGGAACTCCTTCTGATGTTCTAACCAAGTTTGGTGTCAGAGATCAGGATGAGATTACTCTTGTAGTATCTAAAGAAAGGTATGATGATTTCATCACTCCATTCATAAAGCAGTTCCCAGAAGGGGAAAGGGCAAATGCTGCTCATCCAAATGAAGGAGATTTGATATATTTACCTCTTGATAATGCTTTATTTGAAATTAAATATATTGAAAGAAAAGTTCCTTTCTACCAGTTAAATGAACTCTTCATGTATGAGTTTAGATGTGAGATCTTTGAACCAGAAGACGAAGTTATCGATCTACCTGATGGACTTACTGATAAGAATGGTGAGGATATTGATGACTCAATAGTAACTCGCGGCAATATGATCACTCTCAGGTTAGAGAGAGAAGGTAATGAGGACGCTTTAGCATATGTTTCTCTGGCATCTACAGTTCCAGGCGTGAAATCAATTCAACGCTTACAACTTATAGATGATGGTAATTACAGAGGAACTCCTTCTATACAGATCTTCAAACCAACTAGAGGAAACCAAGCAACTGGTACAGTAACTATCGATGAAGGTGCTATTGATACTGTAACTCTGACTGAATCTGGATCAAATTATCTTAGTGTTCCCAATATAACTTTTACCCCACCAAACAAAACAACTTCTGCTCAGATTCAGTTTGGTAATAACTCCTTACATCACACATCCATAACAGATGTTATTGGTGCAAACTTCAAGTTTACAAATAACGTTGACTCTAGAGATTCTGGTAACGGTAGACTGTCACTAAGTTTCTGGTTATACCCAACTAAATTTGATCCAGCATTCAATGGTGGAACAATCATGTGGACTGATAGATTCAAGATTTATCATAGGGAAACAGGTGGCATAATATTTGCTTCTGGTTCTGGATCTATCGAAAATACTACAGCACTCAATTTAAATGCTTGGAACTTCATACGAGTAGAACAATATAATACTGACGCAACTATATCTGTAAATGGAACTGTAAGTAACAGTCTTAACACAGCAAACCCAATTATGTTCTTTACTGGTGATCTCCTGAAGTTAGGTGCTGATGCTTCAGGACAAGGTTTCATTCCATCTCAGACTGCATCATGGGAAGGTTTCTTAGATCATATCACTCTTAACCTTACTGGTGATAACTCTACTAGAAATGTTAGTGCCACACAGGTTCCTAGTTCAGAGACATCTCAAGAGACTGATATTCAAACATCAACCACTGCATCATTTATCCGTAAGTTAGACAATGAACACCCAATAGTAACATGCACAACTAACGCAGCGAGAGAAGTATCTGCGTTGACTATAACATATGAAGGATGGGGTTACACTTCAGTTCCTATCATGACTATTGAACAACCATCAATAGGAACTCAAGCGACTGGTGTTGCCATCATGACAAGTAGAACTGGTGTTCCAAATATGTCTGTCGATAGAATACTATTAACAAATCCAGGCACAGGATATACTACACCACCACAAGTTGTATTCACTAGTGGATCTCCAACATCTGTAGCTATTGCTACTGCTGTAATTTCAGAGGCTGTATTAGGGCCTGTAGGAATCACTACTGGTGGACTTGGTTATAGTTTTATACCTACTGTTGGAATTACATCTGTCTATATACAACAATCCAACGAGACAATACCTTTATTGATGAACGCACAGGCAGAGGCGGTTGCAGTTGGAGGTACTGTTTCAGTAATTAGATATAGTAATGCTGGTGCTGGTTATACTAACACCGCCGCTGTTGTATCAATATCTTCTGTTACATCTAATTCGTTTGGCGAATTTACCTCAAACGAAATAATTAAAGGTGTTTCTAGTGGCACGAGTGCATATGTCTCTCATTGGAATACGGCAGACAATATTCTTAAAGTCTCAATACCTAATGGAAGTTTCCAAGTAGGTGAAGTTGTTGTAGGTGCTGCAGCAAGTTACAGAATCTTATCCGTAGACTCTGACTTTAATATTGCCTTCGCTGGAAATGATGAAATAGAGGCAGAGGCAGACACAATTATAGACTTTTCGGAAACAAACCCTTTTGGTGAGTTCTAAATACTATTATAAGGTGGTAATATTATGTTAACCAATCACTTCTATCATGAGATCATTCGTAAGACAATCGTGTCTTTCGGAACCTTGTTTAATAACATTGAGATCCAACACACGGACAATAGTGGCAAAACGATAAGTGTCATTAAGGTTCCCATATCTTATGGCCCACAACAGAAATTTCTAGCAAGAGTAGAACAGGGTAGAGATTATCAAGATGGTGTAGGTACTACACTTAGTTTACCTAGGATGTCTTTTGAAGTCATGGGTATGAATTATGATGCAACTAGGAAAGTATCTACAATGCAGACTTTTAAGTCTGTCAATAAAAAAACCAACAAATTGGTTAAGGCATTCATGCCTGTTCCGTACAATATTAATATGCAACTTAGTATTATAGCTAAGTTGAACGAGGATGCAATACAAATATTAGAACAAATACTACCATATTTTCAACCAGCATTTAATTTGACAGTAGACTTGGCTGATGTTATTGGAGAGAAAAGAGATATGCCAATTACATTAGAAGGCATACAGATGGAAGATAATTACGAAGATGATTATCTCACAAGGAGAGCATTGATATACACTATGAATTTTGTATGCAAAACATATCTATTTGGGCCAATTAATAATAGTACTGAGGGAACTTCTGGACTAATCAAACAGGTACAGGCAGACTACTATACTGACACTTCATCTGTCAAAACTGCACCTAGACAACAAAGATATAGTGCTGTCCCTGCTGCAGTTAAGGATTATAACCAAGATGGTGCCGCAAAAACAACAGAGTCATTTGATACAATCAAAACTGAATTTAATGTCAATACTGCCATTGCATTTAGAAAAGGTGATTATATTCAAATAGACGAAGAGAAAATGTTAATTAGTTCTATAACAAACAATAGACTAAAAGTAAAGAGAGCTCAATATGGAAGTACTGTCAAACCACATGATACTGATGTGTTCATACATAGAATTACAGTACAGGATGACGCTCAGATTCTAGAAGGTGATGATTTTGGATTTGGTGAAACTCGTACCGACTTTGGTGATGGCGGAATTTGGAGTAGTAGTCAAGGGAGGGACTCTGACTTATGATTGAAGATGAAACGTTCAATGAAATAGATGATACTCTAGACATCGATAGAGGTGCGGAGATTATGAAAGCACCTGCAAATAAACCTACAAGAACTAGTCCTAGTAATCTAAAGTCAGGTAAAGAAGATGTCACAAAAGACTATGAGTATAGTAGAGCTCAGTTATATTCTTTAGTTGAAAAGGGCCAAGAGGCAGTTGATGGTGCTTTGGATGTTGCACAACAATCGGATTCTGCGAGAGCATATGAAGTTGCTGGACAATTAATTAAACATGTTGCAGATACAGCAGACAAACTCATAGATTTGCAAAAGAAAATGAAAGATATTGACGAGGTAAAAGATAGTAAAACAACCAATGTCACTAACAATTCTTTATTTGTAGGAAGCACATCGGATTTACAAAAGATGCTCAAAGAAACTATGAAGAAGAATAAATAATAGTATGAAAAGATTCAGAACACTAAGAGAAGAAAACTGGGATAGACTGAATAAGTATGGTGCAACATATACCATTACATTCATATTCAGAGGACAAACCAAAATGCTTCAAATGTTTTTTCCTCAAAGGGCAAGACCATTGAAGAGAAATGTTCAATATGAATTGGAAAAAATATATCCAGGCGGTAAAGTAATATATTTTATGCCTAGTGAAAAAGACCCAACAAAACCTTTATTAGTCATTGACCCATAATAAATCATGGTTGATCATAATGTATACCTTGGAAATCCTAATCTAAAGAAAGCAAACGTTGCTCAGAACTTTACTAAGAAACAAGTTACTGAGTTCTTAAAGTGTGCTCAAGACCCTGTGTATTTTGCACAGAAGTATGTGAAGATCATCAACTTGGATGAAGGTCTAGTACCATTCAAGATGTATGACTTCCAAGAGAAGTTAGTTAACAATTTCCATAATAATAGATTTAATATATGTAAGATGCCTCGACAGTCAGGTAAGTCAACGACTGTGGTATCATATCTTTTACACTACGCCATCTTCAACGATAGTGTCACAATAGGTATCCTTGCAAACAAGGCTCAGACTGC